TGCCACCATTTGCACCTCTGAAATATGGCTTTGGATACTCAGGTATACCGTCTTGTTTTGGGGCTTGTTTAATTACCTTACCTAGAGCGATAGGCGAATTTATTTTACCCCAGTGAGAGCAGTCTGCACATATCTTTGGATTGTATTCATCAAATGTAGTGCAATAAAAAGGTTTTTTTATAAGATTAACCTTCTCCTCTGTTAACGTCTTATCATAGCCATCATGCCCTATGGATATAAAGTCCGTAGCTTTCTCTTTGTCTTCACAGAACTTGGCTATAGATAGCCCTGCCCTCCACATAGGTTCGCTTAGGGTTTGTCTGTTATCTATTATATACTTTAACTGTTGACACCCTACACCCTTTTGTATTTTTACTAATATATTTTTAAATCTATATTCTGCGTTTCGCATCAAGGCATCTTCAAATACACTTATGCGAGTGTCATCTATCTTGCTTGGTACAGCCATACCCCCACCTAGCAAATTAGAAAACTGTTCAAAGTCTATAGTTTTAGGAACTGTATCACCGATAAACGTCACTCGTCTTACGTCATCTTTCTTGTAATTATTAGTATAAGGTATGCGAAGCACCCGCGCGCCGTCCGCAGTTACATTAGCGTCTGCTAACAAGTTATGGTGGTTACACAGACTACGTAGTTTTAGGGCCACTGGATACCAATCATCATATGGCACACTAGCCGTCAGCGTCCAATATACGTGGATTCCATGTCCTGAGTTCACTATAACAGGTTTTGGTAGACCTGTGTTCTTACAGAACAGCTGCAATGCAACAAGAGCTTCACGCTGATCTTTGTATTCTTTACCCTCACCACAATCTAAATCTAAAAAGAAAGAACTAAGAGATTTTATGTTTGGCACTTTACGTGAGTCCGCAGTCTCAAACGTGGCTAGACCAAATGATACATTATAATTATTATCGCTTAAATTACGTGCAGTCTCGGCTACTTGGTCAATAGAGTTATAAAACTTCTGTACTGCCTTGTCTTGGTTAAGACCTATCACGCAGTAGAACCCATCGCTGTCTAGGACTCTACTCAAAAATGTTTTTAATTCCATAGTTTCCACCCATTTTAAACTGTGACTAAGGAGTAATTGGGTAAACCCCCCAGTCACAGTAAATGTTAACGATTAATCATCATCCCAATCATCAACAATGTCACCCAAGTTGTTACTTTCTTTTTCAGCGGGTGGAGGTGCTGAAGTTTTAGCAACTTTCTTAGGTTCTTCTACATCATCTGATGCCCCCTCAAACGGATTGTCAGACTCTGTAATCGTAAACCCTTCAACGGTATCAAAGGGATTTCTTTCCTCAATAGGAATATATTTAACTACTTGTACACCACGTAATCGCAACGATATATTTTGTTTGCCACCCATATCCCATGGAACAAATTGTACTGCAATATTTACTGTACTTCCAGTAGTTAATAAAAAATCATCGGGTAATCTATTACCTTTTGAATCTACCTGCAGAGGCTTCGTGGTTGGTGTATTTTTAAAAGCCCCTGGCAATTTAGACTTAAAAGTATAAGTGCCATCATCATCCTTAACAAAAGGATTGTCTAGCTTTTCAGCCCACTTCTCTTTTTTATTATTTTTATAAGAAGCTGACATAGCTTTGTGTAACGCCTGAGCTGTATCTTTCTCCATCCTAAACTGTATCGAATATTCAGCATTAAGTTCTAATGCGTTACATGATACGGACTTCTGCTCTTTAGCATCAAACCTATAAGGTTGATTTATTTTAGGCCACAAAGCCTCTACATTCTTTATTATATAAGTATCCATTTCGCTCTCCTAAGAGGTTATATTGATTAATAGTCTTCATCAGCAAATTCATCTAGATTGCTAGTGACAACAGTGTCCATCGCGGCATCTATACGTCTTTCGCTTTTATTTTTGGTCAATGCGGTTGCCACATCTCCCACACGAAACCGATAGGTACTACCTATCTTTATGTAAGTATCTTTCGGTATGTGTTCTTGTCGTATCCATGCACGGACTGTAGACACAGACACATTAAAGTGTTTTGCCAAGTCCTCTATGGGTACAAATGGTTCTGAATTATTCATTTTTTCCTCACAGAAATTATTACTTCAGTTTCTTTTTCAAGACCTCTCGGCATTGAATCAGGGTTTTCTTCCATAAATTCTTTAAGGTTAGATTGATTAATACGTTTATCCAATAATTGTGGTACGTTATGCTCTATTATAAATTTGTGCATCGCATCCCAATCTGAAGTCCAGTATTTAGTTTTTCTAGACCTAAAAAATAATCCTTCGGAAGTTCTAACGCTCTCCGCATTATGTCTATCGCAGTGAGCTAACATCGCCTGCTTTACAGTTTCTAACTGTCTTATAAGTTTAGCCTCTTTTTCTTTAAACTCGGCTTGAAGAACTGCCCGTTCTGCTCTTATCTTCAAGTAAGTTTTTGTTAGTTTATCAGGAGTGATCTCCACCATAATATATCTCCTTGTTTATTATATGATTATATATAGTATCAAAAAATACTTTAGTCAAGTATTTCTTTGTAAAGATCTATTAATTTTGTGTGTACGTCTATTCTACTATCTAATAACCTGTAAACGTGTTTTTCAGCACTAGATCCTTGGAGTTGTACTACAGTGGTTTTATGTGTCTGTCCTGATCTGTGAACTCTAGCGTTAGCTTGTTCGTAAGTCTCAAGGCTACTTGTTGGCCCCCACCACACAACCGTATTAGCTCTTGTTAACGTGACACCGTGAGCAGCTGCTTGTGGTTGTATCACGAGTACCTGTGGATCAGCATTGGTCTGAAACTTTTTAAATACGTCAGTTCTTTTATGGGCAGGCACATCTCCACGTATAATCTCAGTGGCTATACCCTCTGCTCTAAGTTTACTGGTCAGTATATCTATTACGTGTTTAAAAGGCACAAATATTAAAACTTTCTGGCTTGATTCGTCTATGACCTCTCGTAAAACCCTATACCTATTTTTTATATCAAATTCTAAAGCAGAACCTTCATCAGTGTATATCGCCCCTGCAGATATTTGCAGTAACTTGTTCATACTAACAGCGGAATTAACCGCAGTAATCTGTTCCCCAGTTACCTCCATAATCATTTGATCTTTTAATTTCTTGTAATATTTCTTTTGTTGTGCAGTTAGTTCTACTAATCTTTTTGTATAAACCATCTCAGGTAAATCAAGGCATTGTTCTTTGGTAAACCGTATTGCAGGTTGCAACGCTCTATATACTATGTCTGTTGCATTATCTCTAACCTTCCAAGTAAACTTAGACACTTTATACATAACCATGTCTTTAAAAGCCCCATAAAATCTAGGCACTCTATTTCTATCTACCATTTTAGCTAAACCATAAGCGTCTGCAGGACTTTGAGATGCAGGTGTACCAGTCATCATCCACAACCAAGTGTCATCTTTTAATATGCTTTGTAGTATTTTCCATCTTGTAGTTCTCACGTTTTTATAATGCGTTGCCTCGTCAACTATTATTAAATCAAAGCCACCTTTTTTTATTTCGTCTCGTATAATTGCAACACCGTCATAATTTATTACCATGAAGTCTGAGCCTTCTTGGACTATCTTTTTACGTTTATCTGAAGAGCCGTGCGCTACCGACACCGTTCTGTGGGGTGCGAAGGTAAACAAGTCATCACGCCACGCACTATCCATGATCGACAGCGGGCATATCACTAATACTCTTTTTATAATACCCAAGTTCATCAGATAGTCTGATGCCCATATAGCACTCGCTGTTTTACCTGTGCCTTGTTCGTTGAAACAAAAAGCCTTTTTATTCTTGGTTAAAAAAGATGCCGTAGATATCTGATGTTTAAACGGCTTATGTTTCCCAGGCCATTTGTATAGTGCCTGTATCGGTGATGGCACGTTAATGTTGAGTTTGTTTAGCGTCTGCACTTGCTCCAAACCCCACTTCACCATCACCTCATGCTCGCTCACTTTACGACTGCTTGGAATGACTGAAGTAACTTTATTAGGCTCACGTAGTTTGAGCAACAAAGACTTGTTGTCTATAATTTGCATCTATTTTCTCTCTGTATTTTTTATTTTTTATGTTTTCTTCTTAACGCTTCTTTCGCCCTTTTTGCGATTTGCGCTTGTTCGTTTTTCCCAGATACTTTGGCTCTTTGCTCCATGACAGTAAGGATTTGAATCTTCCTAGCATATGGTTTATTAACGTTTTTAACTTTCCTAGCAGTCTCCCTAGCATCTGCCACGGTAGCATACTTAATTGATACAGTGTCTTTAGGATTTTCATCGGTATATAATCTCCTTCCTGAGCCTTTCGGCTTTTTTCCTGTTCCTGTTTTTGGGTCTTTAGCCACGCTTCTTCCTCCCATTTCTTGCACGATTCTTAGATGGGCTTTCTAACCTAGTCCCATCTTTGTTTGACCCACCTTTACTTAACATCTTATTGTGGGACACGTCTTTACCTTTACGGTTAATACCTTTCTTATCGTAAGAACGTCTCGCACGTTGACGCTCCATGCGATCTGGGTGTTCTCCACGTTCTTTTTGCTTTTTGTATTCTTTTTTATATGGTCTAGGTGATTTAGTATACGCCATGTATCACTCCTAATTATTTCCATTATGTACACACTCTAGCACAATACAGTGCCTTTTGCATAGCCCACTTGGTCTTGCGTTCCATACATTTTCTTTGTTAGCTATCTCCATGCGACTATATTTATAGAACCACTTATCCCATAAGTCGCCACTATCTTCTTTCCTGTAAACTTCTTTTACAGCTTTGTTTGCAATGACAAACAATAATCCTGCGTTTATTTTTTGTATATCTGGGAAATGTTTGAATGTAGCCATAGCCATAAGTTCTAACTGTCCTTTGTCAGCGTACTCAGCAGACTTACTTGTTTTGTAATCTATTACCCAAGCCTTATCATCTTTTATTATTATCAAGTCAGCTATACCTCTCCACCATACATCTTTATCTCTAAACCCACATGGGTCTAGGTTTTCATCAAGTCCCATCTTTATCTCTGTTAACTTGTTACCCTCTTTACGCTCTAGTGCCTGTAGCGTACTTTCAAGGTAGGAAAATTCAGGTGGAACTGGTTTCCCATCACGTATATATTCTTCAGCAACTGTGTGCGCTCTTGTTCCATATCGCATAGCCTCGGTGTGTGGCTCTCTATAATCTTTAGCAATGTTCAAATGATAGAACTTTTTGGGGCACTGCTCAAAAGATTTTATCTTACTAAATGACCAAGGGGCTATGCTCACTGTTTAACCTTCGTCAAATCAAACGC